GTGGATGCTCACCTGACCTTGATCAAGCCAACTTTCGAAGGCTTTTCCAAGAGTCGGTAGGGTTATCGTTAAAAACGATAGCCCCTCATGTTCGAATCGACTCGCGACGGTATTAATATCGCGAGTGGCGCTAGTGCAGCATTGATTAGCAGATTCCTCTGCTAATCTGGACCAGAGTGACATCAGGCTTTTCATCAGCCCTCCTATAATAGGGGGATACTGAATCCATAGCCTATGCCACCGTGCTACTAAGGGGGAAACCTATTCCCAGTTTTTCATTTCTGGGATGATTTCCCGAGCAACAGAGCCTAAGTGGGGAAGTTCCCCACGGGTAGATGAGATAGTGACAGCATAACGATGACCTGGGTATGAAACCAAGTCATCATGTTGCCACATATTACATGTTACGGAATAATCCGGAATAGCTAACACTCTCAGCTTTAACACCGAGAGGTTAGTATCCGAATCTCCACAACAAAACTCATCATAAACCGTAGGGGGCTCCTCAAAGAGACAAAGTTGCTCAAACCTAGCAACCACAGGGCTATTCCATCACTAGAATAGGTCTATGTACACAGTTCTGAGGTACATGATCAAAGATCATGATACCAATCAGAAACTGGAAGCACATCGATGATTTTGCGGAGGACATCGAAAAGAACAAAGGCGAAGACAAGCGTTTTATAGCTTATCTTAAGCCGAATGTTCAATTCATTGAACTCCACATCATCGCGACGGGAAACACTGGAAACTGAATATTGGAGATCTCCTTTCGGAGTATCCTCATCAGAACTAGTGTTCACCCCTTACGACTCTCCACCAAGAACTTTGGTGATGAGCGCATCGGTGCTCGCTGTAAACAGGGTCTTAAAACCCGTGTAAACGGCGAGGACCTCAGTGTTCGTATACCCAGCGGGCGGAATGTCAAATACCATATACATCGCGGTATTGACTTTCACGTTTTCGCTAGGCTTGAACGGATCTGAGGTCAGCTTCGAATGGTCAATCCTCAAGAGTCTGCGGGCACGCCCTTGCTTCGCAAAGGTGTGGCTCACGGACAACTTGATTAGTCCATCAGAGGACGTGTAGGCCGACTCGTCACCTTCCGCGAAAGTTCGGGGAAGGGGAGTTGTCGTCCCACTAATCGTAATGGACTGTGGATCGGCTAGAGACATAGGCATCACTCCTAGGGTCAAGATCTTTGACCCCATTGGCGTTTAGACGCAGAAACAGCACTCTGCGGTTACGCCCGGGATAAACCGAGCGCGGCCACAATTGCCTTCTGAGCGGTTGTTAAACCGCCCATGGTAAGGCCGAACCCAAATGGTGTGGCCTGTCGTCTTATCTTGGTCTCAGTGACCACTTTAAAGACTTCAGGCATCACAGGATTAGCAAATACCTGTGGTCCGAAGTAGTCATACGTGTCGGAGACAATTGAATGCTCCATAATGTATGCATACTTCAGCACGAGGCCATATTTGGCAAACGAGTTGACGTTGTGAATAACATCGCCAACATTCGAGAACCAATCTACAGCCCAGCTCCAAGGGGTAACATTCCATAATACCTCTGGATCAAGGGAAAGCCCTAGAAGCCTATCGGCTTCCAAGGCATGCTTTAAAATACTACTCCTCACTTCGGGGAGATAGTACGTAAAAGCACCCGAGAACCATCGGTTAATGGAGGTTTCATGAATATGAACCTGTTTACCCATCTTGGGATTCGGAACCCACATAGCCGGAGCATCGTGCCCACCCAATTTACTTGGGAAGGCATCCTGCTTCGTTTCTGTAATGGTCCGAATTGGTGGAAAAGTATAGCGTCTCCTTACCACTTTACCAGAGTCACGCTCTAGCTGCCTGAGAAGGCGATTAGAACGCGAAATCACAGATGCAACACCTGTGATATCACTGATAAGTGGTTTCCAACCGAACTGGACCTTCAAGTACTCGTCCCCCGCGGTGTTATAAACATCCTTGAGGTTACGAGCACGCCTCTCCCAGATAGGTGATCCCAGCAAAGCTGGAATTCCCTCATGGTAGAGTTCGGTCAAAGCGGTTGAAAGAGACACTAAACTATTGGTAGGAGCACACCGTGCTATAGCAGTAGTCCCCAGTGCCGCAAGTTCAGATTCACTTGAACGTGCGGACGCCGGAGGCGGCTGAGTGGAAGCATAGATAGGACCATACCATCGGTCCCGTCTTTGAATCCCTAAGTACGGGTACCACCCCGAGTTAATGGTCTGAGGTTCCGAATTTCTCGGATACTCAACCCACGACTTGGTGGAGGTAAAGTTCCCACCAATATCTCCAGTGGAACCCTCATCTCGAGAGTTCCAACCTGGATGATTTTCGGACGTAGTTACCTGCGTCCCTATGAGCCCTTTCCAGACATTATTATTGTCTGAAAAGCGACGAATTGCATTTGGGACCACCTGTCCAGGTGATCCCCTATACTCTTCGTAAGACACCGTGTTCGGCCCCTGAAAAGGGATCGAACGACGGCGAGTCCTGCCCATAGCACCAGCTCCTTCTGGTCCGTGGAGGTTAATTCCTCCAATCTCATCACCCACCGATATATCTAATCCCCCCGAAAGGGGTTAGACTTAGGTAGGGTGAAGGAGTACTGCACTGCGCCGGGGCCCC